CGAAACAGGGCTCTGACCAGCGGAGACAGGGGCCAAACGACAGGCCGCTGAGCAGCGGATATGCACTCGTTCTAAACAGGGGCGTGACCAGCGGAGGGGCGAACGATCGGGGGTCTGTTCCAATCGACGGCGGGACCAGCGGCAACGGGGTGGGGGGTGACCCTTCGACCCTGGCGGCGGCGCTGGGCGTTACCCGTCCCGCCGTGCGCCCGGCAGGGTTTTCCGGCTTTTGTCGGAAAACCGCTGGTCACCGGCCTTTTTCGGCCTCAGACCGGCGTGACCTGGGGCGATCCCGGCCCCGAAAACGCCGGTTGACCAGCGGAAACGGCTAGAACGGGTGTACGACCGGCTCAGGCCGGTGACCAGCGGGAATGCGCGCAAATCGCGCGTAATCCGGCGTTCTAGTCCGCTCGTTGACCTGGGGCGATCGTTAGCAAGCGATTTCGACCGGAAACCGGCTCGTGACCGGCTCGGGCGGCGGCGCTACGCTAGGCCCATGCCAGGCCCGCCCTCAGCAGCCCAGCCCAGCTCAGGTGAGCTGCCGTCATGGGTGGACCGGCACCTGGCCGACGCTGCCGCCCTGCTCGGCCCGGAGGAGGGCGGCGTGGTCGTGTTCGTGCCTCCAGGGCTGGGGGCCAGCCGCCAGGCCATCGGGAGCTGGGCCGAGCGTCACCACATGGTGGCGGACTTCGCCGCGCCCGAGCCTGACGAGGAGGGCCAGGGCGAGCTGGTCAGGCTGAGGCTGCCTGAGCCGGGGGCCTCAGTGACCGTGACCATGCCGCTGGACAGCCCCAGCGCCCAGGCCGCGCTGGGCCTGGCCGAGGTCGAGGACCCGCCGTGATGGACGTGCTGGCCGCCTTCGGCAGTGAGGCCCGCGACCGGGCAGCAGAGCGCTGGCTCCAGGCCAGGCACACGTCCCGCTGGTACATCGGGGACGCGACCGAGGAGGACTGGCGGGCAGCCTACGCCGCCGTCGATGCCCAGGAGGTCCCGTGAGCGTTGCCGAGCTGGCCCAGGCCGAGATGATGCCGGTGGCCAAGATCAGGCCCTACCCGTCCAACCCCCGCAAGATCACCGACAAGGCGGTCCAGCAGACCGCCGCGTCCATCAAGGCATTCGGGTGGCAGCAGCCCATCGTGGTGGACGGGGAGCTGGTGGTCATCATCGGGCATGTGCGGCGGCTGGCAGCCCTCAGCCTGGACGAGGAGCTGGCCCCGGTGATCATCGAGACCAGGCTGAGCCCTGAGCAGGTCAAGGCCCTGCGGATCGCGGACAACCGCGCCAGCGATTACACCACGTGGGACTACGCGCTCCTGGCTGACGAGCTGGTGGACATGGCGGCCGAGTTCGGGGACGTGCTGGACCTGGCCGACTGGGAGGAGACCGTGGCCGGATTCCAGCAGGCCAGCGCCAACGGGGAGCTGGGCCTGTCGGACCAGTCCCGCGCCGTGGTGTCGGCTGAGCACCAGGTCACGGTCATATTCCAGACCAAGGCCGAGGCCGATAAGGCAGGCCCCAAGCTGGCCGAGATACCCGGAGTCGTGTTTGTCCGTTACCCCACCTGACCTCCTGCGCGGGGTCCTCCCCGTGGTGATCAGCGGCGGCAGGCCCCAGCTCCGCGACCGGCAGACCAGGCGGCTGCTGGCCCCGCTGGAGGGCGTCACGGCTGACCCGGTGTGGGTGGTCCGCGAGGACCGGGCACCAGCCTACGAGCGGGACCGCTGGGAGCTGGTGCCCTACCCGGTGGCCGATGCGGAGGAGTTCGCCGCGGCGCATTGGATGGGGCCTGGCCCGTATGAGCCGGGCGCGTTCCTGGGGTGCTTCACGGAGCGTGAGTGGGCCTGCCGGGTCGCTGAGGAGCGCGGGTGCTGGGCGGTGCTCCAGCTCGATGACAACTTGCGGCGGCTGACCGCCTTCGTGGGCTATGCCTCCTCGGCCAAGGTGGTGGCCTCCAGGGGCGGGCTGGGCATGTTCGCTGACCTCCTGGCGGCGGTGACCCTGGCGACCAACAGCCGGATGACCGGGGCCAAACTCCAGGCGGTCAACCCCGCCACCGAGCCGGGGACCTTCGTGCGGCCTGGGTTCCCGTACAGCCTGTTCCTTGAGCGGGTGGGGCCTGGCCGTGAGCCCTACATCGGGCCGGTGGAGGAGGACATCCTCCACGCCTACCAGTACGCCGGGTCTGCCGAGTCAGCCACCGCCGCCCTGGTCTACCCGCTGGCCTACATCAAGAATCACGGCGGGCGCGGTGAGCGGTCGGGGATGCGGGTCTACTACCGCGCCGGGATGCGGGCTGTGGGCCTCCAGCGGATGGCCCCCGAGATGGCCCGGCTGGTGGTCAGGCAGACCCACAGCAACGGGCGCGGTGAGGCCCGCGTCTTTCATTGGATGGAGCCGGGGTCGATTGCCAGGAGGGCTCCGCTGGTGGTGCGGGACCGGCCCCTGTTCGAGGCGGCGCGGGCCTACTGTGAGGGCATGGCTGAGGAGGTCATGGCTGAGCACCAGGCCCAGCTCCGCGAGCGGCTAGCGCGGCGGGCTGCCAGGGCCTCGGGGTGGAAGGTAGCGGCGCATGGGGCGTAGAGGACCGGCACCGAAGCCGACTAACCTCCGGGTGCTGCACGGGGAGACCAGGCCCTCCAGGGTCAGCCCCCTGGAGCCGAAGCCGCGCCGGGGTGCCCCGTCCAAACCGGAGTGGCTGACCACAGGCGGCAGTGAGGAGTGGGACCTCATCGTGCCCGAGCTGCTGGCGATGGGCACCGCGACCGCCGCCGACAGGATGGCCCTGGCCGGGTACTGCGAAGCGTCGGCGCGGTTCAGGGTGGCCACGGAGCTGGTGGGCAGGTCGGGCCTGTTCCTGCGGGACCGTGACGGGGTGATCCGCAAGAATCCGGCAGTGGCGCAGCAGCGGGACGCCAGCCTGGAGCTGCTGCGGTGGGCTCGGGAGTTCGGGCTCACTCCTGCGGCCAGGCAGCCGCTCAGGGTGGAGCACACCGTGGCGGATGCCCTCGCGGACAGGCTGCTGTCCTAGCGGAGGTCTGCCAGCCACTCCTCCAGGCCCCGGCACGTTGCCCACGATCCGCCTGCCAGTCCGGGGCTCCCCCGTGTGGCCCGGCCCCGCACTGGGGATTGAACCACCAAGCGACAGCGCGGGGCCAGGTTCAGGACAGCGTAGCGGAGCCGGGGACCTGGCACAATCCGTGACTGGGAATAACTGTCCGTAACCGATTGTTAGCCCAGGAGGCTGGCCTCCAGGGGCCAAGCCGCACAGCCCCGCCCCACCAGGGGGCAGGGCCAACCGGGAAGGAACCACCCCCATGACCACCAAGAACCAGACCCCCAAGGACCAGGCTGCTGCTGAGGTCGAGGCCCAGGCTGCCCTGGCTGCTGCCCAGGAGCAGGTCCTAGCCACAGTCCACCCCATCAACGGGGGCGAGACCGACGAGGCCAAGGCTGCCCGCCACCAGGCCCTTGAGGTCAAGCACGCCGACCAGGAGGCCCAGGCTGCTGCTGAGCAGGCCCTCACTGGCCCCCAGCCCGTCAGGGCCACCTGGAAGCAACACGGCAACCCCCTGAGCGGCTGGCAGTTCTTCGGCACCGCCATCAAGGCCCCCAACCCCAAGGGCATCAAGGTGGTTAAGGTCGAGGTCGATAAGCAGGGTGTGACCCTCAAGACCTCAGCAGGCCGCGCCATTGATGGGGGTGCCTTCGGGTCAGCCACCAAGTTCTGGGCACTGGTGCCCGCCGAGGCCCCCAGGCAGCAGGCCCCTGAGCCCAAGGCCAAGGTGGAGCGGACTGTGGCTGAGGGCAGGACCAGCGCGGCTGACCGCCTGGCTGCTGCCCTGGCTGGTGACTCAGCCCATGCCCCTGCCCCTGCTGGGTACGAAATCCGCTGGCCCAAGGGTGGCTATGACCTGCTCAAGCGGACCAGTGAGGCCCCCAAGGACAGCCCTGCCTGGCTGGTGCGGTGCAACACCCACAACACCACCACCCCCTCCACAGGCGGCAAGGCGGGGGATGCCCTGGGGACCAAGGCTGGCCGCCTGGAGTGGTGCTCAGGCTGCCAGGCTGATGCCAAGGCTGAGGCTGCCCAGGCGGCCAAGGATGCCAAGGCCAAGGCCAAGGCTGAGCAGGCCCAGGCCACCCAGGAGGCCAAGGCTGAGGCTGCCCTGGTCCCCCAGGGCGAGGCTGAGACCCCCCAGGCATAGCCAGCCTGACCCCAGCAGGCCAGGACCCACACCAGGGTCCTGGCCTGCTTGACGTTGTGGCCCAGCCCAGCTCAGCTCAGGAGGCCCAGGGCCTTGGCCTGGGTGACTGCCTCAGCCCTGGAGTGGACCCCCAGCTTGAGGTAGACGGCTGTGATCTGGCTCCGCACGGTGGACCTGGCCAGCATCAGCTCAGCCGCGATCTGCGGCGCGGTCAGGTGAGTGGGCAGCCAGGCTAGGACGCGGGCCTCAGCCGGGGTCAGCCTGGGCTCAGGCCCCATGCCGGGCAGCCTAGCGTTGACAGCGCCCAGGAGGAGCTGGAGCTGGCCCAGGTCTGATCACAGGCAGGTGGCCCCAGACGCCAGCCAGCGCCGTCCTGGGCCGGGGGGGTGCGCCCTTCCGCCGGTCAGGGCATCATGGTGGCGTAATGCCTGATCGACGCCGGTTCCCGCCCTGTGGCTACCAGTTCAGCGGGGCCACCTGCCGCAGGCGCGGTGAGCACCTGTGCGAACCCCGCGCCGCTAGGGTGCTGGATTTCTTCGGCAGCCTCCTGGTCCACACCAAGGGCGATTGGGCGAGGCGTCCGTTCATCCCCGCCGACTGGGAGGCCAACGAGGTCCTGGTGCCCCTGTTCGGCACGGTCGAGTATGACCCTGGCTGGGCTAAGTACCTGCGGAGATACCGGGAGCTGTACCTGTCCACCGGCCGCAAGAACGGCAAAACGGCCCTCATCGCTGGGGTCATGCTCTACCTGCTGGCCAGCGACGGGGAGGAGGCCGCCGAGGTCTACGGCCTGGCCCTCGATAAGGACCAGGCAGCCCTGGCCTGGGGGGCTGCTGCCCGCATGGTCCAGCTCTCGCCCATCCTGTCCGGTCGGCTCCACATCGCCCGAGGAGCCCGGACCATCAGCTACGACAAGACCGCCTCGTTTTTCTCGGTGGTGGCCGGGGACGCGATGGGAGCCCTGGGGCCGAGCCCGCACGGCGCGTACATTGACGAGCTGCTGGCCCAGCCCTCGCGGGACCTCTACGACGCGCTTAGGACCGGGTTCGGGGCCAGGTCTCAGCCGCTCCTGATGCTGGTCACGACAGCCGACAACGACCCTGGCGGGTTCGCGGCCAGTGAGCGGGCCTGGTCTGAGCGGGTGCTGGAGGACCCCGAGCTGGACCGGGCCAGGCTGGTGGTGATCCACGCCGCGCCCCGAGAGGCTGACTGGACCGATGAGGCCACCTGGCACCTGGCCAACCCAGCCCTGGGGGACTACCTGGACCTGCGTATCCTCCGGTCGGAATACCTCAAGGCCCAGGGCAACCTCCCGGCCGAGCGGGCGTTCCGCCAGTACCGGCTGAACCAGCAGACCCCCCAGGCCGGGCGGGCGCTGGACATGGTGGCCTGGGATGACTGCCTCCCGAGCCATGACGAGCTCCAGGGGCGGGTCTGCTACGGGGGCCTGGACCTGGCCAGCACCACCGACCTGGCCAGCTATTGCCTGGACTTCCCAGACGGCGCGGGCGGGCATGACCTCCTGTGGCGGTGCTTCGCGCCCAGGGCGGCGGTGCGGGACCTGGACCGCCGCACTGGCGGCAAGGTCACCGTGTGGGAGGAGGCCGGGCTCCTCACCGTCACCGAGGGGAACGTGATCGACTACGAGCACATCAAGGTGGCGCTGCGGGCCGATGCCGAGCAATACCAGATCGAGGAGATAGCGTTCGACAGGTGGGGGGCAACCCAGCTCAGCTCCGAGCTGATCGAGGAGGGGTTCCCGCTGGTCCAGGTAGGTCAGGGCTACGCCACGATGGCGGCACCGACACGGGAGCTGCTGCGGCTGGTCGCTGCGGGGACCTACCGGCACGGGGATAACCCCCTGGTCCGCTGGCAGGCGGCTAACCTGATCGTCAAGCAGGACCCTGCTGGCAACCTCAAGCCGGATAAAGCCAGGTCGGCCGACAAGATCGACAGCGTGGTAGCTGCCGTGATGGCCTTGGATCGGGCGCTGCGGCACCAGGCCGCGCCGCCCGAGGAGGACTACGCGGCGGCGGGGTTCTGAGGAGGACCTTATGGACATGACCGAGCTGGAGGCCCTGCGGGCAGCAGCCCAGCGCAAGCTGGACCGGCAGGCTGCCGTGGCGGCTGGCTACCAGGCGTACTACGACGACGAGTCGGGGATTATCGCCCTGATGGAC